TGTACTCCACCCAATTCAATCTTTGCACTGTCAGGTAGTTTTAGATTACCTGCTGATGTGATGCGAAGTCTTTCTGTCGGAGCAGAATCACTATTTACTCCTCTTGTATAAAAAAGTAAATCTCTTCTTGGATCTGAAACATCATATTCCAGAGAAGTTATTTGTGCTCCTGGATGTGTGTGGTTATTATTTGAACACCACCCTATTCCAAATTCTTGTTGAACACTAGCATCAACTGGTTGAGAGAGGCGAATTAACTCAGTGGTTCCTACACCAGCAAAAACATTTAAAGTCTTTTGTGGATTATTAGTTCCGATACCAACTAAACCATCATCAGTAATTCTTAATTTCTCTGTAGTGGAATCAAATAATCTTACTAAATCTCCTGCACCACTCTGTGTAACTGCAACAGCTACTGTTGTATTATTGGCATCTACCTCTAATCTATCAACTCCAATTAAATTGGTATCTAATGTTGTAGTGGTTCCATTAACTGTCAAATCTCCAGTAATAACAGCATTAGTTGCAGTCACAACTCCAGCAACAATATTACCTGTGGTAATATGATCTGTTGATTTTAATACAGCATTACCAGTTCTTCCGTAGAAACCAGTTACTCCACCTCCACCACCAGATGTAGCACCAGCAAATCCAATATGTCTTACTTCTATTGCTGTTCCACTACCAGGAGCACTTGTAAAACTTATAACATTTGCAGCAGTAGAATATGATCTTATATTTCCAGCACTATCATTAGGATATTGAACAACACCATCAATAGTTACCAGTATATTTTCATTATTTGGTGGTGACTTTGAAAGTGTAAAAGCTAAAGTTGATCCATCACCAGTAAAATGATCTATCTTGTTATCTGATATATCAAAGGTAACATTATTATTTGTTAGTATATGACCCCAGAATGCATCTGTTGATGCTGGTGCTTCTGAAAATATAATTGTTCCGTCTACATCAAATCCAAATCCAGTTGAAGGAGTTGAACTATCATGTGGTTGTTGAATAACACCATTAATAGAAAGAACTAATTGAGCACCTCTTGTTATTCTTGCTTTTTGTCCAGTTGTATGAGTTGCTTTGAATTTTGTATTTGTTCCATCAAAAGCAACATTTAATGTATGAGATGCTCCTGTTCCAACTGCTGTTATATTAACTGCGGTTCCAGATGCAGCATTAGCAGCACTCGTTGCTAATTGAATATTATTATGATCTTGCTTAATAATATAATAAACTGTACCACTAGTCAATCCAGCAATATTTCCACCACCACCGTTATTATATGTTACTCTCTGTCCTTGTACAAATCTATGGTTATATGAATATATTGTCTCATCTGAAGTAGAAACTACACTAGAACTTGACCCATCAAATGTTAAAGTATATGATGAGATATCATCGAGTATCTTAAAGTTATTTTCTTCCCCTGTAGATGGAGGATGACCAAGATATGGCATAGTACCCTACTTTTCTAAGTATTTATTGAATCAATAATAGACTGAGGAGTCTTGTCAATAGTTGCTTGTGCAGAATCTCTTTCTGCTTCATCACTCACAACAAGAGAATCATTGGTAGAAGGAACATTTATATAGGTATACTTGCTACCTTCTATTACTTTATTCTGATTTGGATCCCAATAATTATCAGCAACTAATACTTTTTTACCAAGAGCAACTCTTGGTTGCTTAAGTCTTTCAACAGCCTGAAGATAGTCATTCTTTATTAATACATTCACTTCAGTCTGAACCCAATCAGGAACTTCTGCTACTGTAGTAACACCTACTTGAGATTTAGGATACTTGTCCTTAATTATTTTGATGTCTGTTTTCCATGCATCAACACCATCATGATAAATCTTATCTAATTGATCCACAATAGATGGATACTCTGCCTGACGTGATATATTATATGCAGTAGTAACGCCAACAGTTGGTCCTTCTACAATAGAATAACCTTTTCCCTTAACTTCATTAACGAATTCCACATATTGCCAACTTCCTTTACTAAAAACAGTTACAGACCCATCGTCATTAACTAGTCTTACTTGATCGGAATTCTCTCCAGTAATTTTATATTTTGCCATATTTATAGTTCCGAATCTATTGCTATGTATGGAATATTACCAGCACTAGTATTAGGTTTATAAAAACTTAAGTGGTATGGATCACCAGAAACACCATATCCACCAAGAGTATTTACCTCTATAGTTAATCCAGGACCATTATTTGGCATATAAGGTCCAATTTGAGTAACATGAGAACTATTACCTAAACTAGTATGTTCAACCAAAATGGAATTTTCAGTAACTGTTGGACTGCTCGTCCTTTTGGGTGTTGCCATTGGTAACCATCCAAAAAATCTACCAGCATTTGCGACACCAGAAGTACCAGGACTGTAACATCCTATCAACATTCCTCTACCAGTACCAGTACCAGTAGTAAGATGAGAGTACTGACTCTCTCCCCATTTCTCATAATATCTTTGGCATAATAGAAGTTCTTCAGTAAACAGACGATGTTCAAATTCAGTAGCTACTCTTCCAATTTCTAATTGACATCCAGTCAAATCTACCGTTGCACCATTTATTCCAATTCTTCTAATATCACTATTTGATCCTAACTTCTGAGCACTTACCCACCCAGAATTTGGTGTTCCACTAAGAGTGGTTCCCAGACTGAACATAAAATATGCTGCATTAGTTGAAGTTACTTGCCAATCACCATCAGTACATGGTGGAATATGTACTGTCTTATATTCCCAAACATTTGCATTATTAATATCAACTTGCCAAACATAAGCACGACTTTGACCCCAATTTTCCAAAGCACCTGAGAATGGTCCAGGAACACTTGATCTAACCCAAAAAGATAGGGATAAATGTTTTGCATCAGCATAACCAAATCCAGCTCGATCAAATATATTTCTACATTCAATTGATTGCCAAAATAATTGATATTGACTAGATCCAAGAGTAGTAGCAGCTAATGAAGTTAGTCTCATATAATAAGGAAAACCAGGAACAGTTCCATCAGATTTTCTCTGCATTGAAAATTTAGATCCTGGATTTATAACTGCTTTCCATCTATCTACAGATGTAAAACCAGTGCCAGAAGGAGTAGATACAGCACCATAAGCTCTTTGATCTATTCTCATATCACCATTAATGAATAAGTTCTTATGGTTAGTACCGATAAGATCTCTTGCTTCTTGAGAAGTCTCTGATTTCATTAATTCAGATCCTTTTACACCAACAGGTTTATCAAGTTCTGATACCTTCTCTCTTAAATTAATTGCTGGTTTTGATACTCTTACTGTCATACTATTGCTCTGCTACAAGTTCATTGGATACCGCTATAGCAGTCGTAACTGCTGTTGTTGTATTATTTATTCTAGTTAGACCAGAGAAATCACTACGTCCTGCAGATGTTCCAGCATATACAGTGTCAGTTGAATCATCATATGCTACCGCAGTTATTGTATTTGAAGATCCATATAATGTACACTTAGCATTCGGTTCAAATAAACTTTTCTCATCATTATAAATCTTTTTAACCTGGTCATCTGTTGGTGCATCTCCTGCTATTTTCACAAGTGTCAAATAAGTATTTGTTGCTGGATTAGCAGCAGAACTAGAACGTCCAACTGTTAAATGACTACTCATACTAGCCCAAGCCACACTATGTGTTACATCAGTCTCAGCAGAATTATTTAATCTACCATCAAGATAAAGTCTAAGTAAAGCACCTTGTCTTACACCAACATAATGATGCCAATATCCATCATTCCATCCTGATTGGGCAGATTGGCATATGGTATAACTACTCCCGTCATTATCTTTAAGTACAAATCTAATTCTACCTGCACCACCATCAGTATGCATATATGCTTCAAAAGCCCCATAATCACTACCACCAATACCTTTACGCAGGAATGTTTCAATACCAGTTCCAGTAGTTTTAAACCATAATGATACACTAAAATCACCTGTTCCATACTCAAAATCTTCATCAAATAATTGATCGAGATAATTACTGTTACTGAAAGGACCGTAAGATACTAATTCAGCACCACTAGCAACAACTTGTTTTGGTACTGTTCCATATACACAAATTCCTTTTTTATTAATAGACATATCATCTTCTGCTTCCCTAAGTGAAACATTATCAAAAGATGAGTATTCATTTGCATTATATGCCCGTGGCTGACAATGCACATACATTGTTGTAGCAGTAGCAGTAAATGTTATATGAATTGATTTCCAATTACCATATGGAACAAGCTCACTAGCACCAGAAGCACTACCACTATTAACAGCAGTGCTTGTTGAAATAAACATCTCTGCTCCATTCAAAGCAGTACCAGCATGTACATATCCTTCCACTGTATATCTTGTTCCAACTACAAGTGTCACTGCTTGATAAACACTTGCATATCCACCAGCACCTGATGTAACTCTTAATTGTCCACTAACATGAGATTTAGTACCATTACTAGCATTAGTCCAATTATTTACATTAGAATCAAAAGTTCCATTCGTAATTTTTTGAGATCCAGTTACATTAGTTGTATCAGTGCTACAAAGCCATGCACGAGTAATATCACCAACACACCATCCACTATTGGCACTACTATCAATAAAAGCACCTAAACTTTTTGATGTAGAACCATCAACTAAATCTAATAGTCCCAATCTATCACTTACCTTACCGTCATAATCAATTGCAAAAGCTCTTCCATTATTAGAGATTTTTACAGCACCTGAACTACCGCCAGCAGCAGATCCACCAAGTCCCAAATCAGTGGCAAGATATCCTTGACCAGTATCAAAAGAAGTATCAGTTGCAAATGGTTCTGTAAATCTTGATATATGTCTCCATCCAGCAGCAACAGTTCCCCAAGAAACAATCAAATCATTATTTTCATCAAAAGCAACTGACCCAGTAAATTCAGTACCACCACTTCTTGTATAATGAAATACTTCAACGGAATGATTAATAATTGATAAACCACCATCAGTCGCAACAGCAATTGTAGGTATTGGAAGTCCAGTATTAGCATCAATCGGTGCGTTTGGTAATATAGTCATTGCGACATCATTCACGCCAGCATTGAGAAGTTGAGCATAATACTCGTCAGACGCAGACCAAGAAGTATATGCAATATTTCTATCTGATATTCCTCCAAATTGAGTATAATTACCACTTGCTGCAGTATAAAATAAACTCATTCTGTCGTTGATAAAATGAAGATTTCTTGTTCCCGATCCACCCAAAACGACTGTTCCATTTATCGCAGCAACAGAAGTGGCATTACCACTTCCACCCCACCAATTGGTGTTACCACTAGAATTATTCTGATACTGCCAAATCTCCATCCACATAGGTAGATTGGGGTCATCACCATCATATATTATTAATCCATTATTATAAGCAACAAGTATTGCAACTGCAGGAAATTCTTTTCTTGCTCCTCTTTGTTGACTTACACCTTCATTATACCAAGAAGTATGACTTGTTCTTTTTCTCCATGCACCACCATCAGAATCCTTACGAGTATCATATACAAACACATCTACTGCAGTATCAGCAGTCTTTGCTTTTATTTCATCAATATTAATTTCACCAACAGAATCTTGGTACGCCAATCCACCCAACATTGCGTTGGTTGGTACTTGACTATTTCCGATTCCGACTAGATTAGGCATTAGTTATTTCTCTCCTGTGATATTTATTATGATGTCAGAGTGACTAACTGTGAATTTGGAAGTCCTACAGGGTAATACATAAACCTTTGTATATGTCCATTAAGTGGATTTCCTCCAGATGAATCTTGACTTCCTAAAACCACCTCTGTGATAGCATTAGTTGGATTCCATGCTCCACTTGTGTCTTCCACAGCTGATGAACCATTAAAGGATGACGCAAATGAATTTTCTTTAACTCTAACTGCGGTTCTATTCACACCACCATCAAACACAGTTGATTGTCCGTTATTTATATTTGCGACAGCAACAGCATCTTTTGCGATGTATGGTTCATTTCCTGAATTAGATACGTAGTCAATACGAGTATCATTTCCACCAACTGCACGAAATCTGTATAATCTGGCAACACCTCCAAGATTGCTGCTGGTTACACCATTTGGATGAGTATAGTTGACTACTATGGTCGATTCAACGGGATTATAAAAATCAGAAAACTCTTCTCCTTCTATAGTTACAGTTTCTGCTCCACGAGTTGCTGATGCTCCACGAGTTGAAATATTTGAAGTTGAGTAAGCACCTGCTTCAAATTGAGCACCCCAAATTAATGCTTCACTACCACTAACTCCTCCAATATAACACGCAACCGTAGTATTATTAGCTGCAGTTGTTGCAGTGGTACTATAACGTCTCCAATCTGCTGTAAGAGCAAAAGTAGTTTCAGCAAAAGTTGAATCTCCTTGAACACGTTTCCATCTTACCTTAAAGTTATTACCAACTTGTGCTGTTGTACTTGCTTTAGCCCATATAGAAAGAGTATATGCAGTAGATCCTGATATTGCTATCTGACCAGTAAGACCTGGACCAGCATTACCAAGTTGTGTGTTAACATCTATATCATTATTTGCAGATAATACTTTTGTAGCAGTTTCTGTTCCATCTGGAGCAGTACCTGCATTTCTAGTAACTGTATTTCCACCACTACCTGTAGACCAATTTCCACCATCAAAACTCCACGGAATTAGATTAATCCTAGTCTCTTCAATCAATAATCCTTTAGACTCTCCTGTTGCTGGATCGTGATCAAATCTTGGAGTATTAGCACCAACCAATACCACTTTACCAAACTCATCAATGTATGATGCAGGACCAATTCTAGTATATGTAATTCTTGGATCTAATTTCTTGACTGCTGTAAAGTTAAGATCTAATGTTGGTCGATAGTTTGGATAGTCTTGTGATGCTGCTACTTCTCCTGTTACTGTGATTCCATCAGAAGTTATACGAAGTCTTTCATTATTTCCATCAGTAAAGAATACTATAGGAGCAGCAGCACTCTGATAAATGTTTAGTGAATTTGCTCCACCATAAGTTGTTTTGGCACTAGAGTTTCTCCAAATACTACCAGTTCCACCATCAGTCTTTAAAACTAACTCTGCAAAGGTATCATTTCCATTTGATTGAGCACATATCTGACCACTACTAGTTGCTCCGTCAGGCCATACATGTAATTCATATCCTGGATCATCAGTTCCGATACCCACCAACCTACTATAAGTAATAAACATTGCCTCACCTTGTGAGGATTTAAATGATAAATTCGCATTACCATCTGTAGCAGTATTGCTTATAGATGACCAGTTATTTCTTGGTTGAGTATAAAAACGAAGTGCATGAGTTGCATTATAGGCAACTGCCATATCACCTTGAACATCCAGAGTCGTTGCTGGAGTTGGAGTTGCGATACCAACTTTACCGTCACCAGTTATTCTTGCAACTTCAGCTGCTGAACTGTTACCTGATCTGAAAATAATATCACGATTAGTGTTATCAGTATCAAAATATAAGTTACCACTAGCTCCTCTTATAAATGATGATTCATCAACATCTGTATCTGTAAATTTAATTATTGGATTTGTAGCAGAAATATGTAATTTCTGATGAGGATTATCAGTTCCGATACCGACATTACCTGCTGATGAAATGCGAAGTCTTTCTGTATTTGCAGTTGAGAATGCAAGTGTATTATCTGCTGCCCTATACATTGCAGCATCAGCAGTAGGAGCTGATTGATTACTTCTTCCAACAAAGTAATCTGCTCTGGCACCACCCAAAACATCTAATGTATTAACACCAGTTGTATTATTAACCGTTACTCTTTGAGTTCCACCAGTTTCAAACTGAATTGTATCAGCAGCAGGGAATCTAATAGATGTATCATCATCTCCACCCTTATGAATTATTTTATCTGGAACATAAAGAGTATCACCTACATTAACATTTCCCGTGACATCTAAAAGCCCTGTTACATAACCACCAGTATTTCCAACCTCAAATCGTGTTGTACTATTAACCTGTAATCTTATTGGATTTGTTGTAGCTACAGTCTTTATGAAAAGAGAATGACCACCACTTTCTGTTTGTCCAATAAATCCATATTCTGTATTATTTGCTGATCTTAAAGAAATACCATTTGTATCACTAGGACTATTTGAGTCAGAATCTTTTAGAATTAACTGTGGATAACCTGTTGTTGCAATCGTTGTTTGACCACCATCAGCAACCTTAAAGACTTCTGTAGTTCCATCAAATAAGTTTAGTATATCTCCTGCACCTGTCTGTGTAATTATACCTGCTGCTGTACTACTATTTGTATCAACTCTTAATATCTCTACTTCTCTTAGAGTTGTGTTTAATGTTGTATAATCTCCATTTACAGTTAAATTACCACCAACGGTAACATCTCCACTAAATGTACCTGTCGTTCCATTACTAAAAGGTCCAGAAAATCCAGTTGCTGTTACTATACCTGCAACTACTATACCAGGATCCAGAATATCACCAGCTACCTTTGTTAGTGCCATACTCTGTTACCTCTTAAGTGATTTCCATTATTGTCAAAGCAACATCAAGACTACTATTAACATCACTCTCTGCGGTTAACGTATCATTTGTTTGTAGTACGACTTTATTGCCTCCCATAAATTCAAATGCAGATCCTTGAGGAATTGGTATATTCTTCATAAGATTCACATCTTCACCAGATGCAGAAGGTCTTGTAATTCCAAGTCCAACATTAATACTTGATCCAGAAACATTTGCCATCGTTACACCAATAACAACAGTTGCAGTGACAGGAGAAGTTGCAGTGTAAATACCGACTGTTGTTACACCTACATTTGCTTTCGTTTTTAATTTAAAGGTATTTGCCATGTTTTATCCTAGAGCGATTGCCATTGCGACTGCTTCATCAAGTGCGGAATTAAGAACACTAGTTCCATTGATTTTAACATCAGTTGAACTATTTATCGCACCTGCTACATCAAGCATATAAGCAGGATTTGCAGTTCCGATACCAACAGATGCTGCTGCACCAACCAGTGCAGTAAAGACTGTTCCACCAGTACCAATATTTGTTTCACCAACGAATGTTGATACACCAGCAACATTAAGATCATCACTTATCTCAACACCAGTTCCAGTAGTTTTTAATCTTTCTGTTCCATTAAAATATAATTCTGCAGCTCCGTTACTTACTCCTCTGAAATATTTTTTAGTTCCAGCTGAATTTGTTAAGTGTATTGCAGCATCGCCTTGAATATATAATTGTCCTATTCCATCATCTTTTATATAAGAATCGTCTCCATCAAAGTAAATTGATAAATTTTGATTATCACCGAATTGTGCCTTTACATTATCTTTAAACTTCAATGAAGCAGCAGACTGATCCCAATAAGCAGAAGTAATACCAGCACCACCACCAATGAAACCAGTATCACCATTAAATGTAGATATACCCGTTACAGAAAGACTTCCGATACCAGCATTTGAAGCAACAGTGAGATCATTTGCAATAGTTACATCATCTGGCAATCCAAGTTGAACCTGATTTCCAGATGCAGCACTGGTAACTTCATTCGCAGTTCCTAAAATTGATAGAGTTTCACTATCAAGATCAATAGCAATTGTTGTAGAACCATCAGTAATATCAAGATCTTGTGCTGTTACTTGAGTATCAACATATGCTTTGATGGATTGTTGTGTGGCCAGTGCTGTTGCACTGTCTGATGCCATATTATCTTCATCAAGTATGGTATTAATACCAACTAATGTTTGACCACTAACACCAACATTAAAAGTTGCAACTGTAGTAATACCAGTAACATTTAATCTAGTAAATGTAGCAATAGCACCATTAAAGTTCCTACTATTATCAATTACATTAACTGCATCAATCAAATAAGTAGATGCTCTAAATGGATTATATACTCCACCAGTGTTCATCAGGATAGCATCACCACTACTACTATCTCTGTGGAGAGTCAATGAACCAAGGGTCATTGTACCATTATTGGTAGATGAATCCAGAGTAATGGTTCCCTGACCAACAGAAAGAATACCTGTTATTCTAGTATCACCTTCAACAATTAATGTAGTGGCAGCAGTACCAATTCTAACTGTACCATTTGGCGTAGTAAATGTTGATACACCTACAACACTTAAGTTATCTAAATTTGTATGACCATCTACATCTAAATCTCCATTAGCGTCTATAGCACCTGTAAATGTAGAGAGTCCAGTTACATTTAATGCACCTGTAATCTTAGTATTACCATCAGTATTAATTCTTAATCTCTCACTTCCACCAGTAGTAAATTTTATAGTATCAGCAGCAGGTCTATCAATATAAGTATCCGTATCATCCGCAAAACCTAATTGCTTACCAGCAGCAATCTGAATGTTCTCAGAAGATGTCCATGCATCTGTGGCATCTACCCAATTCCATGTCTTATCAGTGTCACTACCAGCATCAACAGTAATACCTGCACCATCTGAAGCAGCATCATTCGCAGAACCTTGAGCAACGACAATATTCTTGTCTGTCACTGTCATAGTGCTGGAATTTACCGTAGTCTGGGTTCCATCGACTTGAAGATTTCCTTTAACAACAAGTAATCCAGTATCGTCACCTACAGTTGCAGGATCGATATACATGGTTGCAGGACCACTAATTAGTCCTGTACTGATACCAACAGAACCTAATGTAGTAATACCAGTAACCTTTACCCCACCAGTTACAGTAAGATTTGAATTGGCATCAAAAGTTAAATTACCACTATCTTCAATCTCTCCACCTGTGCCAGCAAGAACAACTCTACCAGCAGTTAAATCTTCTACCTTGAATGTATTTGCCTGACCACCACCATTAATATCAACTACTCCTACAAAAGTAGATATACCTGTTACATAAAGACTTGAAAATGTTCCAATACCAGAAGGAGGTTTTGCACCTACACCACCAGTATATCGATATCCTAAAATGTAAATATTAGTATCTGTTACACCAAGACTAGCATGATTATCGGTTCCAGTGAAATTCAGAATACCTGAAGAATAATCAAAAAACCATGTATCATTTCCAGTTGCACCAGCCTGAGATAATTCTACTCCACTACTATTTGGATCACCCTTAAAAACTCTGACTGCATAATCTGCACCAAATTGGGAATCTATCCAATTACCATCGATAGATGATGTATGATTTCCATAAGTAGATCTTGCAATAAAAGAACGACTTTCAGAAACTGAATTATCAACAGTTAATCTATAAGCACTAGCAGTTGCATAAACTTTAACAGGAAATGTATCCGATCCTGGAGGAGTAGCAGGTATACTAACACTATCAGACCATAAACTTGTAGAAGGTACAATTAACGGGGATGGAATAGCCTCTTCAGATGGTTTCTTTTTAGTACCATCAACAGTACCAGAAGATCCTTCCACTCCACCCGTTTTAGATGCACTATAACCAATTTTCTTTAATAGAAAATCTACCTTTTGTTCGGTTGATGCTGGCACTTACTTTTCCTCTCCTTATCTTATGTATCTGAGAACGAGATATCGCTGACTGAATTTCCAGAAGTCAATTTAAACCTAACCAAAATCACTTCATCACCAGTTGAATTGGATGATGTTTCTGTTCCAAACGTGCAGGTAAATGTTCCACCATTGGTATCCATAACACCACCAGAAGAACATCCAGGAAATGCATTTCGTGGAGCACCTGAATTCGGTGCTGCTGCAAACATATTTCCCCAACCACCATAATTATCCAATCCATCCATCCAAGTCTGATTATTTGGCATACACACCCAACAACCTGCTAGTGATCCAGTATAAGAAATATTAAATCCAGAAATTGCAGATTGAACAAACTTCATTTGGAAATATTGTGTTCCAGATCTTCCTGAAGATAAATCTGGGCCTACTGGCAAATAACCAGTAGAATAATTAGTTTGATCATGACGTAAATCTCCACCTCTTACAATTGCTTCATATACAGCAGGGGTCACAGTAGCATCAAATGTAGTGAATATTGAAGTTCCTGCACCAACATCAGAAGCAGCACCTGCATTCACTCTTGTAGCACTACCACCACTTAGAGCACCTACTGTACATTCAATCTTATCTTCATCAACATTATTAGTATAATCTTCACTGGTACCCATAATATTTACTGGAACTGGGTCAGATACTCTTACATTCTGATGATTTCCATATGGTGTCCAACAATCCCATCTATTAAAATGATTTGATGTTATAGTTGCATGAATATTTCTTGGAGTATGTGATACTAGAACTGTTGTTCCTGCACCAACACCAAAGTTTCTTGTTGGTGGATGAGCACCTCCTGCAAATTGATTGAACAACTTGGTTCCACCTGCAGTAAATCCAGTTGTTTGTGATTCAGACCACAACAATTTATTAGTACTAGTTCCAGTAGAACGATAATACATATCACCAGTTGCATTAGTGACTGTTACGACATAACTAAAATTATTATTTGTAGATTGTGTATAATGTGGAACCCCAGAAGAAAAATTAACTACATCAGTACTTATATCTGGAGTTTGAACAGTACCAAATGATATTACTGGAGAACCTACTGTGCTAGGATCTTCATACCAAAAACTATTTGTATTACCATTCGTAACTGCTGTTCCATGAGTAAAGAAACAAGAGTTAAATCCATTCGGTGCTGCTGCGTCCAATATACGCATATCAAGAACTTCATAGAATAATGAACTTATTCCTGTATTTCTAGTAGAACCAGATGCATCCTTATCATTTACAATCTGCAATTTATCATATGTTCCATTATCAGATTTTACTGCATCTAACCCAAATGTTTTATTTAATGCTGTAGTACCTACTCCAACAGCATTAATATATGCTTTAAGTGTTCCAGAATCACCTGGCCCATACTCAGTTAAATATTGCGTTCTTACAACATTATTAGCGTTTCTATAGTATTCTGTTCCTGCAACTGGTGCAGTTGCTGCTGGAGTATTGTTTGTTGGCGTAAACCCTGCACACAATGCTCTCTTTGTGCTTTCTGCTAAAGCACCAGTGTCCATATTAACATCAACACCATTAATGGTATCTGGTTGAGCAGGAACCAATTTTCCTAAAATATAATTTATTTCTTCCACTTGATCCTTTGTTTTATCAGCAACACCAGGTGAAGCCATTGCTCCTGTTCTAAAACTTCCTACTGTAGGAGTTCCAACGATCTGATCACCATGATAAGTTACTGCAGTAACAACACCCGTATATCTAATAGTTCCCCCACCAAAATCTTCTATCCAAGGAGTAAGAAGTGCTACAGTTGTTCCTATTCCCACACCAGCAGTATCTCTTTCTGCAAAAAGATGCCCATCGTAGAAATTAAGTGCTAATTCTCCTATTTCAAGATCTGTCAATCCTGGTCTTTTACCAGTAACAGAAGATCTCTTTAACCTAAAGGGGGTTGCCATTTATGATATTCGGTATTTACCAAAAAGAAGACTTATGTAAGTCTCCTTTTATTTATCACTCTTATGCTCCTGTAGTTTCTGGATCAGAATTTATAAGAGGTTTTTGTGGATCAACCATTGTTAATGCTTCTATTGCACCTTGAACCTTTAAATATTGTTCTTTTTTTACATTAAACTGAGATTCTAATGTGATTAATTCATTTCTAAGAGTTTCTTCTTTAGTTTTCAACTCATCTAACATTGTTTCTGGTTCCATTTTGATTAAATAATACATGCATCTTATTTATCATACACTAAATAGTAAAAAAAGTCAAAATGCCATTAAAAGTATATAAAAGGCTTGGTCTTAGAAGAGATAATAATCTATCAGATATGTCTAGTACAACTGATGGATTAAATAATCTATTGAATACCCTTATTGATGAAGTAAATACATCATTCATCTATTCAGACTTAAACGCAATTAGAAATATATTCACAAGAGGATTAACGTCTGAGGGATATCAAAAAATTATTGGTAGTGCTACACAATTTTCAACAACAAATGGTATTAATGTTGCATTTAGACCAAGAATAACATATCAGAATCGTCTAGATCAATTTAAAATATTTACTGGAGTACCACGTTTTAATGGTGGAGGAGGATTAACAGCAAAATATTTTCAAAAAGACCAAATTATACCTGTAGTTGATGCTGACTTTGTTTATAACCAATCAAATGGAGATCCAATTGATACAAATAATAACGATTCGAGTATTTTTCTAGGTACTACATCTTTAGGTGAAATTCCAGATGATACTTTTTGGGAAGCAGGAAACTTTGACTATAGTGGTAAAATTCACCCACGATCAGTTTTTACAGACGGTGGAGTAAAATGGGAAGGATATTTCATACCAACTGAAACTGGAGTGCATACTTTTTACCCTGACTCTACTGGATATTATACTATGGATTTTGAAAAACAAGGTTATATAGTTGGAGCAGGAGACACATATGTTGCAAGTGCAAGAGTTGGTCTTACAACAGTAATTACTGGAAGTTGTGATCCAACTGCAAATGATAACGTAGTCACTATTACAGCAAATAGAGTAAGAACTGTTGGTGTTGGAATGTCAGTTCAAGGTAATGGCATTCAAAGTGGTGAAGTTAGTGGTGTAATACGATGGCCTATAGTAGAAAGTATGGATCAATCTGGTGGTGTAATTACATTAACACCAGTAGATGGACAAACCGCTTCCATTTCTTCTGCTCAAACTAATCAAGATTATACATTTTTTAGAAATTTAGGAGAAGGTGTTAGTACTACATTTTCAACACATGTTTTAACTGCTTTCCGTAAATATAGAATAAGACTTAGATACTTCTTCCCCAGAAATATTGACTCTAGAGATTATGATAGAAGATTTGGTATTGACTACTCAGCTCCAGTACATAGTAGTGGAGTTCATTTACGAAGAGAAAATCTATACTCTCTAGATTATGATTTTAGTGATTCAGCAAAAGGAGATTTTAATGATTATTTTGATACTTCTGTATTATTTGGTGGTAGTAGTCAAATGGGAATCGGTAGTACAACACTTGCCGATAATTACGTAAAGGTAAAATCCACCAAAAAAGTTGATATTACCTATAGAGCAAAAGATTCAATATCTGCAATTAAAAGAGTTCCTGCAGGTAAACAAGCATCTGTGACAAGTGGAAGTCCTATAATGAATATGCAAGGTATTCCAGTCACTACAACAGGAATTGAAATTGGTAATTATGTTGTTGGAGATAATATTCCAAATAACACAAGAGTTACAGAAATTGCCATTAACAGATTTGTTGTTCTCGATAAATTAGCAACTGGAACTGGATCATCAACATACGATTTCATCAATCATCGTGGATACGTAAAAAGAATTCTCACCAAAAACTCAAATGGAAGTGTAATTACACCAAGAATGGGTATGACAGTAACTTATGATAACTTGCATCCTGATACTGCTGCTGGTGGGACTGCATATGGAAACAAACCAAATGCGACAACAATGAATTTTTATGATGGTGATGGTACTGATACTAATGCTAGTTTGACAATTCAAACTGGTTCTAGTACAGCAGATAATCCACGATGGAGTGAGGATGGATACGGTCTATTAGCAGATGGGCCAGGAACCGTTAGTATTAGGTATGTTTATAACGATAATGATAGTATATCTGGCAATCACTTTGATAATTGCTATGTAGATGGTGTAAATGTTGCTGATTATAATGTTGATGGTGATGATGATGACGATGATGATGGTGATACGACAACAGTTATAAACTATCCATTAAGTAAGGTTACACATGCATCACAATCAACTGTTTCTGGAGATGGAACTCTTGGTATTGGTAGTATCATGAAAAACCAAATTGCAATTGGAGATAATCTATCATCATATACTCGAATTACAGATGTTACACCTCCTGCCAATGCTGATGATCCAGGATCCATTACGGTAGATCCTGCTCCAACTTCAACTTTAGGTGAACAATCAGTTTATATCTACGAATCAAAAGGTCTTATTGACAAATCACTACAAGCATATTGTGTTGATGGTCAACGTAAATGCCTTATAACTGTTGCAAACGCTTCAACAGGAGATCAGACTATTTTCGTAGCAGAAGGAACCGCATCTTCTTTAAATACTAATTGGGGTCTTCAAGGATTTAATTTTGCAACTAGTACAAATATTAGTGGTGTCATAGTTACTTCTGGTCAACCAGATAGGATTGATTTTAGTCCTGGTCTAACTTCAAATATGAACAGTGGAAGTCAATTCACTGCAACGACTCACGCAGATGATAGACAGTTATGCTGTCCACCAACAGATACTTCTCCTCCATTCAGTGCAACAGAAGAAGGATTAAATACACTTCCTGCTTTTCCACATCTTTATATTGCTAATGGAAATATTAAATTTGATGAATTATATGCAGAATTTGGTTCTGGTGCATCAATTACCAATTATAACGCCAGTTCAGATGATGTCACAACAAAAATAGATATAGGAACACCATCAGGAACATTTAAAATATTAGCTTCGACCTGACAATCAAAAAAATAGCAGAGTTTTTTTTCCGACTTTTATGGAATTAACAGTTGATTTTGATTTCAGTTAGATGATAACAATAAGTAATACGTTTCAACATTACCATTAGTATCTGCAATCTTAACTGGTATTTTATGAGTGAAAGTTTCCACATCTATTGCTGGACTTATTGTATTAACATCGTCACTAATACCTGTTATTGTTATTGGACCACTAGCATGATCCAGAAATGCTAATTCTCCTACTGATACCTCATGACTCTCTGTTTTTAATGCAACTGCTATAGCATCCTTTTCCCAAGGATTATTATCAGTAGAGAATGCACGAGTCTCTCCAATGTACATTCCTGGTGCTGCTGATCCACCACCAGTATTCAAAGTATTAGCAGCAGTACTATTATATTGTTGAGGATCACGAAGTTTTATATCACCTTCAAATTTTATATTCTCACCAGTAGTTGTACTTGCATTACCTTTATATTTCTTACCCATAAAATATTGAGAATTCTCATTATTTGATTGAGTCTCACTCATCGCATCATTAATACTACTTCCACCTAACCAACTAAAACTCTCAGTATCCATTATATCAGGTTCAATATAATTAATTAAATTTCCCTGATTTACTGGATCTCTGCGAATGAATTGAAAATTATTTGGAGTAACAGAAGTAGAAGCAGCTCCTGCACCTGTAATATTAATTAAACTTACACCTTGTGTTGCTGTTGACCCTGTAGTAGAAAGTTTAAATTTACTTAATCCATCAGATTGGCATACATAATAATCTGTACCTGCTGTTAAAGTAGTTGATGCAATTGATGTACCAGCATCATTTTTAACATTAATATCAACGTCTGTACTCACAGTAACAACATCATCATCCGTATATGTAAACGTATCCAATCCTCGCACAATTAACTGTGCTGATGAAATATTTGGATTTGTTATTGTACCTGCAACTCCTGCATTAACACATCTAATAAAAGTATTCCCTACTCCGACTGCAGTAACACTATACTCTCCATTAAAAATAGTATGACCCGTACCAGTAGTACCTGAACCTTCTATATCACCACCAGTAACATTTTGTATTACTACTAAATCACCAAAATTAATTAAATATGTTGGATTTGTTTCTAATGTTATTGTTGTGTTACTATATAATCTTTCACTCAAAAATTCCTCTGTTCCATTTGATTCTAATGATGTTATTTCTAATGGTCTATCGTATGAAGAATTATAAAATCCAGCACCATCTACAGTATTAAAACCAATCTTTGATGTATTTCTTAAATTATTTTGAAGTCTCCTTAAGTCATCAGCAATACCTGCACCAGCAAGGTTATCTAATGCTAGAATATCAGTTGGAGTTTCTTTTAAATTTAAATCGACTCTATAGCCTTGGTTTGCAATTGCCATTTTAATTAATCGTAATTGACCATCCTTTGGATCTTAAAATTGTTACATTCTCCAATCCCTCTTCACTTGGAGTATCATTTCCACGTAAATTAATAGTAACTCCTCCACGATTATAATCAGACCAATTATCAAATAGATCAGAAAGAAGTTGATCCACTGCTGTTTGGTTTAAATTATTATTTGATAAATCTATATATCGTATTCTATAATTTTTAGCAAATGCTCCTGGTTTATAACTATCAAACTGATTATTAAACATAATCAAATAATAAAGATTAGGACATGCACTAAAGTCAGGAATCTCACCTGCTATTTGATTATTATGTACTTCAAATGTATATAACGAAGGAAGAGATCCCAATTCTTGCATCGAAGTAAACTGATTATTATACAAGTAAATGTATCGAAGATTATTAAGATTTTTAAATCCAGGAATCTGACCAGTAAAAGCATTATGCGATAATCTCATATAATAAAGATTAGTATTAGTTGTGAAGTAAGGAACTCCACCACTAAAATTATTTTGTTGGGCCCAAATATACCTCAAATTAGAACATGTAGTAAGGGTAGGAAGCGATCCACCTGTTGCTCCATAAGAACGGTACCACCAATAATAAAGATTAGTACAATTTATAAAAGCATTTGGATGTATAGGACTAGATAAAAGATTTCCAGAATCTATCATACAGTAACCCATTTCTGTACAATCTTGAAAAGTATCAGAATGAATTACGTTAGATTCATCACCATTTGGATTACCACCTTTAATTCTAGTATAACGTAAATCAAGATAATATAAACTTGGATTGGTAAACTTAGGTAATCTATCATTATCAAGTCTTGATCCATAACAATGCAAGTAACTTAATGAACCACATCCGTCATACTTATATGTACTAACCTCAAATAAACCACCAGCTGAACGCATATAATAATGGTAAGCAATTTGAATAGATGCACTATTACTCATATTAGGAATCTGCAAATCTGTACTATGAGTATAAAGATGAGTTAGTTTAGTTTTACTTGCCAAATTAATAAATCGAGCATTAGTATTATCTTGAAGATAATAATTATTACCTATATGAATATAAGTAAGATTTGGAGCATCTACTACATTGTAACTTCCATTTGGAAAATTAGGATTTGTATGTTGCTGATTATTTCCATTACTAGAATCTGATGTTCCAATTGCTTGGAAATTATTAGAATATGTTTGATAACTAGTAACAGTACTTGGTATATTAGGTAACTTACAACTACTATCTAAATCATCTGGATGGAAATATGCACCACCACCTCTTCCACAATGGAAGGTATTTAGATTAGGCAGTTTATTTGGAATAATATCAGTTCCACTAATTGATCCACCATCACCTCGAATAGATCCATAAAAAGTCCCTTCAATATATAAATGCCTTAAATTACTAGGAATTTTATCCAATATTAAACCATTAAAAAATCTTTCAGATTCAATATCACTCAAGTAAAAAGGATTTCTCTGAACTTGCAATTGCTGTAATTGTGGAGCAACAAATGCAAAGTTAGGAAATAATTTAAAATCATTATATGCAAAATTAAGATCAGTGCAACTAATTAATTGAACTGGTGGTAACTCTCTAATATTTGCTGATGTAATACTAATTGCAGATATATTATCTGGATTATAATAAAATTTAATAAACCTTTCTCTTGATGAAGAAGATCTAAAATAAACTGTAGAAGTTGTTCCACCTATATTAGTAAAATTTACATATCTATTTGAATTTGCAGTCTCCACAAACTTCCAACTGGCAGGAGTACCATTAATTAAACTGGTCAGTTTAATAGTAGCATTTATATTTCTAAAGAATCCCTTCAATACAAATGGAATTCCTTTCATTGCATAAAGATATACTGTTTCAGTACCAATCTTCGTTTGTATTCTTGAAGTAGGAAATTCCGAATCAAATTCCTTTGCTTCAGGAACTATACTTGTTTGTAATCGTGGCCCAGTTGTAGTTGATGGTCCAAAATCAAGTCTTCCTCCTCCTGTAGCAGTCGCAATTCCAACTCTTGCACCATATGAAATGGGAGCAGTTACTGGTATTGGTTCTGGAACAGTCGAACTCCATGCACTCACTCTTGAAGTAGATATATCTGCTACACTAAAAGTAGCATTATCCCAATCATAATACCTATATCTGATTGCATTACCACTTAAAGATCCATTGATTGCTAAGTTGCCAAATAAAGTCTGATCTGTTCCTGCCCTTAAACGTAAAATATCTTGATAAATTCTAGATTCATGCTGATAACTATCTAATATCTCATATACTGGTTGTTTTAATCTAGAAAAACTAATCCAATCATGTCGAGTCATACCTGCATTAGCAGACCCACGAATAATCTCAAGATCAAAAGGTGGTAAACCAATATTTCTTAATGACTGAGTTTTATTCAGAACATCTGCTAAATGAGTCCTAACATTTAGACCAAATATTTTAGGATTTCTAATTGCCATATTATTTAACTCGCTTTTGTGAAAGTAACATTCGATCTAGGGTATTTAACACCAGTAGTAGATTCATTACGATTTTTATGATTTGAATGTGGAAACATAGAACCACTATCTGGTCTCTTTTTGGGACAATGTAAGAATCTATTATTCTCATTAGATAAATCTAATCTTTCAAAATCTTTATATTGATCTGCTCCATTTGTTACAGATGCAGTAGTGGGACTAATGATTTGAATCTCCCCACCCATACTAGCATGATTACCACACTGATAGTAATATGTTCCAGCAGATACTCCTGTAGTATTCCAACTTAATGTACCACTAGTTGTTCCTTGTGTACCCGTAATTGTTCCTGTAGTTACTTGATCTCCAGTTCCTGTAGATGCTGCTGTTTTAATATAAAATGGATGTCCACTGGCATTAACAGTGAATTGAAGAGTATCTCCAACATACATGTAAAGATCTGAATTAAAAGAACTAGAATTACTTTCTTTTCTACAAGCACCAACAACTGTATAGTAAGTATAACTACCAGAAGTATAAACATCAATACTAAAACCCTTAGTTTCAGAAGCAATTGTATAATCACTAATTTGTGATGCCTTTGAATATTCAACTAGATGCTGCAATGCTTCTGCTTGTGTTAGGTTTGGTTCCTGTTCCGCTAAACAAGCAAGCACTCCACATACTTGAGGAGATGCCATACTTGTTCCACTTTCCGAGTATAATCTATAAACGGAATTTCTTGGGTCAGAATAAGGTCCACTCTTCCCAGAAGACATAATATTCTGGCCAGGAGCCCAAATATCAATTCTCTTACCATGATTACTAAATCCTGTTCTATATTCTTTTCCACCTGTTCCCTTTGCTCCAAATGCTCCAACACATATAACATCATCAGCAGCACCAGGTGACATTCCCGTCCACGTATATCTTGTACCACCAGAATGAACAATTGAATTACTGTAATTAGTACTATCACTAGAAACAGTCACTGGCCATGCACTATTACCACCAGCAGCAACAACTATTATACCATCAGCAATTGCATCTGCAATATCTGCATCATGAGGAGTATATCTTGATGGTTGTTGATAAGACAAATAAGCTAAACCATCACTATCAGATGGTAGTTGACATTCTTCCAATATCCTTACTTTAGTTGCACGAGATTCGCTACTTAAATCTATAGTTGTTCCTTGATGAGTTACACTAGTAATATTATCAACGAATGGATTGGTAGTCCAACTATACCCCCAACTATGATTGGTTACTGTAGGATTTTTTCTTCCTGTTGCAGAGTTAATTGGTTTGATATAATTGTGCCAGTATCTTACATAATCCCACATTACAGTAGCCCAATTAGAAGGTTCTGTTGCGATATTACTTTTACTAAACTCTATATTATAAATGTTTGCATCTCTTGCCCAACCTTGCGTATTACCAGCAACAGTTCCTGCTACATGAGTACCATGACTATTAAGACCCCCGTAAGTATAAGACGATGCTGTAATACCAGTACTAGACTTTACACTGGCAAAGTCAGAACCAAACCAATCTAATGCAATTGCCCTACTACCACCACTCCCATCAGGATTAACTGCAAACTCTGGATGATTAAACTCCAAATGTCTATCAAAAATTACAACATCAACATTTCTACCAGAACTTGTTGTATTATAAGTCCCTCCCTGTTGACTAAGACTTTGAGATTCACTTCCCCAAGCTATAGTATTGGCATCATCCATACATCTTTTTAGGGCCCAATTTTTATCATTAGGACTATCAGGAGATCTATCCCACAGTCCACTTTGAGGGTAAGTCCAAAGTGGGGTTGGTACTATACCTCTATTCTCTTCTGGTTCTTCAACTGCCAATACCCTTGAGTCTTTTCTTAATTCTATTACTTCTGCTTCCGTTAAATGGTAATGTGTGTTTCTACTAATCTCTCTACGAAGTTTACAATCACATGAATGATCTGGAATATGTCCACTACCAGTAGACGCTTCCATATCTGTGTAGAAATCATCTAGATCACTACGATTCTTAAGAGTAACAATATACTCCTTCTCCATTTTAAGCCTCCAGTTGAATAACTGTTAGTGTTACTGTGATCGCACGAGATGATGTATCTTTATTCTTTACCTTTGCATAAATTGTTGTTGCTGGAGTACCATCATCATTCCATCCAAGCAAACCAGGAGTCATAACAAATGTACTTGCACCAGCAGTAGTTGTAAGAACTTCTGCAAGAACACCTGAACCTGGAGTTGGGTCTGTTCCTTCTGCTCTAGCATCATCAGCAGTTCTTGTTGTATCATTCGTATATAAAACCACCCATGCAGGATGATCGATTGCTATCTTCAATAATGCATATGCTTTAAATGCACCAGTGATATTCAAATCAGCAGATGCAGCTGCTGCAAGAGTACTAGTAGTTCCTGCCTTGGTTGTTCTACTACCAAGTGATGTTCCTCCTCCACCACTACCTGCTGCTCCCCATGTTACATTACCAGCTCCATCGCTAGTCAATTGTTGGCCACTTGTTCCATTTGTATTTGGATATGTCAGACCACCAGCAGTCAGAACACCAGTTACTTCCAATGTTCCAGTTATATCTACACCACCATCAACAGTTTCAAATGTTTTGGCTCCATCAAACATCAATTCGCAACGACCTTTGCCACTAGTTGCATCCTTCTCAAACTTAGCAATGGTTGCTGTTCCATTAGGATCTTCTATATAAAATCCTTTACCATTTGAATTATGAACACGAACTGTTAATGAACCATTAGTAAGATCTATACTACCACTAGTACCATCATGATATAAGGACATATCTGGAGCAGCACCCAGTGTAAGTCTATTAACACTTGCACCACTACTATCACCTAATACAATATTCTTCGAGTTCGTATCTAAATTACCACCAAGTTGTGGAGTAGTATCACTTACAATATCAAAAGATGACTCAATTAATGATACACCACCAACAGGAGCTGCTACAGTTAATCCAGTTCCGAAATTAAGTGTACCTGGTGTTCCTCTTGCTGTTCCACTATCTTGTACGTTAACACCAGAACCTGTTCCAGTAATTCCTGTTAAACCACCACCATCACACGTAAGAGTATCAGAAGTACCGATCTCTTCAATCTGATTGGTAGCGGTGTTAATAACTAGCGGTCTTTTATTAGCCATTTATCAAATACTTTTCTTTATTTATTATTGTTCTTTGTAGTTCAATGTTGCTTGAACAGTTCCTGTAGTATCAGTACCACCACCATCCATCTTTTGTGCAATTAAAAATGTTGCTTCTATATTTAGATTGTCTGGAGTAATGACATTTCTATCAGCACCAAAAGTTTTACTTAAGTCAATAGTTTTACTCTCATTTGCACCAGAATATACAATATCCCTAACAACAGCAGACCTCAATCTCTGTTGGTCTTGAGTATCAACAGTTGCAGAAGATAATCTATCCTTTGAAATATAATTTGGTGGTGGTGCGCCAGTAACATCTGCTTTACCACCAGCATTAGTTACAGATATATTTGTATCAGGTGGAACAGCAAGTATAGGAGTCACTGTTTTTTGATTGTCACCACTAATTTCTTTAATAGTTATATTATTAATTGCCGATTTATCTTTTAATTTCATCACCAAATATAATGGCCATGGAGTATAGTTATATAATTTTTGCTTAATTGGGATCCGTCTTGCATTCAATTGGATAGGTCTGACATAAACGGTCATTCCATTTATAGTTTCACCTACACTTCCAAGACTAGCACTTATCTCAATATATGAATATTGAGTAGAACCCGAAATGAATGTTGTTGATTTTCCTACAAAATAAACATTCTTTTCTGTAACAGTAAATCCATCTGCTTCCAATAAAGCAATTTGACCACCATCAAAATCACCAATTTCTGCTGCTGCAGGAAATGTTCCTTCTTTTTTTAAATAATATTTGTTAGCATGTATTCCACCTGTCTGACTCTCATCTTCTGGATTAACATCAAAAATCTGATTAATTGGTGTAATCGCTAATGGATCCATAACTTTATAGTTAATTACAGAACAACGGCCGCCATTATCAGAAACACTAGGTATTCTAGAATCAATTCCCATTCTAACTCTTTCTCTAGTATGAGACCACGCATCATTTACTTCTACTCCATCTTCATTCATTCCACCATAAGCATGAGTATGTTCACCATATAAAATATTAGTATTTGGTAATACACTTGTCAATCCTGTACCAACATTTCCTGTTGCTGCATCAGTCCATGATATATTCCACCCATTTAATTGTGTTTTTGATCCATCAACTGATGGTTTATTGTCAGTTAATCCAATTAAGAAATCAGCATAATGAGCATAATCATCTCCAATCTGCGGATTCATAAATTGAACATCAATTTCTGATCCTGTGATTTCATAATCTGCAGCAGCATTAACATCATAATTACTCAAACGAATTGTATGTGGGTATGTACCTACAGCATTAATTGTAGTGTTTTTATCTGTTACATGATCGTATACTTCTGCTCCACCAATTGATCTATTACCATCCAAATTAGGATATCCATCCAAACCTGGTCCGAATCCTTTAATAACTGCACTGTCAAATTGATTCGGAGCACCAGTAATAACAGTTTCAGTTCCCTCAACCTTCTCAATATATGCATTATAAATGGAAGGAGCAATTAATTTAGCCCCTTCATCACTCTTCAAGAAATAGGTAGAAGGTTTAATAGCAGTTACTGTTACAACAACATCAGAAGCACCACCCCCACCTAATGAGGAATCAGCAATTGTAATTGTCTCATTAACAGCATAACCTTTACCGAGACCAATTATAGTAACAGTTGGTGTACCATCAGCAGCAACAGACACTGTGAATACAGCATCTTGACCAGATGCAGAACTATCCGAACTTGTAGTAGTTACTGTATATGTTCCTGTAGTTCTAGATCCATTAGCAGTACCATCATGTGAAAAAGTAGAAACAGCACCAGAAGTTGCTGATATATTATTTGTTCCTGTAAACTCAACTGTAATATCCCTTCCAGTGGTTGTTGCACGAACTCCAGGAGTATAGATATGTCCAAATCCAGGACACCCTTTACAATTAACAATCTTAGTTCTTGTTAAGGAATCACTAGTGATGTTTAAACTTGTAGGTATAATAAGTTTTTTATTTACAATATCAACTCCAGTGCTATTTGTTATGAAAGTCTTTGGGGTAATACCAATCAAAGGAGTATCATTAGCAATATTAATTTGTTTTTCTCCAGAGTTAGCTGTCTCACCCGTAGAAACTGAATAGATTTGAGATGTTCCTTCGTCACCACCATCAATGTAGTATGAAGCACCATATTTGTATAGGTATTGTGGTGTTTTAATATTTTGTGTGTTGTAAATATCTAGTTGATACTTCAATCTAAAGTATGAATCACGTAAACATGGTTGACCAAGAGAGTTCTCAATAACCAAAGTGTGAACTACAACCCATCTTGCTTCTCCAACACCAGCAGGAATATATGCATAGAAACGTACACCAATAGCACCATACCAACCAAATTCAATCTTCCACATGGTAACATTTTCTGGTTTAATAAAATATCCAGAAGGACCATTACCATTTAATGGGTCACCATTGAATTGATCTCGTGGTATTTCAAGAGTATAATAGGATTCGCTATCATATGGATCATTAGTTCCAATATAAGGTTGAATAGTATTATATGTTGATCCTGCTATTATAGTTGTAGTTTGAGTAGTATCAAATCCATTTCTTCTTAACACAGAAGGTTCCAATGGAATACTACTTCTACGAATAATAGAAAGTTGTCCTGCATATATCCTGAACATATATTGGTCTGTTGGATTCGCTATCCCCCACTCCAATGTGAGACCAGGAACTGGTTCTACTGATGATTTTAAACCAAAAGTAAATCCAGAAATTCTACCTGGTTGATATCTAAAAACTCGTCTTGATTGTAATGCTCCAAATCTTCGATCAGAATTAGAATATCCTGGTCTAGTATTACTTGAATCATATGGTGTACCAAGAGTAGTACTTACCGTCGCAAAATCAAAATATTGACCCGTAACTGGATCAGTTATAGTACTACCTTCCGAAATCTCTCTCCACGTATCTGTCCATATATCAATTCTACCGAATGCTTCAGTAAATTGATTTACTGAATCTTCATTCTTGTCATAAAATACATCACCAGCAATAACTCTAACAAATGATTTACTTAAGAATTTAGCTTTCCAACTTGCTGGATAACCCTGCGATGCTCCAGCACCAGTATCATAATAATCATAAAGATCATTACCCAATTGAATAAAAGATATGTATTGATTAAATAGAGTTGGATTGTAAAGACCAATCCTTGCAAATTTTGGACCAAAAGGAAAAGAATATGGTGGTGGGAAAGCTGCCAATTGTATAGCAGATTCTTGAGTCTCTTCTGTTATCTTTGCTAAGTAACGTTTACCATATGTTTTATTTGCTCTCTCATTCCATGATCTATATCCATGTCCAGTATTCCAGGTGTAATATTCAAATTCATTACTATCCAATCCATAAGAAGATACATTAGAAAATAAACTCAGTTGAGTTTCTGCTCTGTTTACACCAAGCAAAGTAGTACTAACTTCACTACTCTCTGCAAATACTTCTGCTATCTTCCAAACATTATCTGCTTTCCTACTTGTTTTACGTTCACTTCTAAATCTAAGTTTATCCGTAAAAGAACCACCATTAATATCTTCAGAAATAGTCAGTCTATTATTATCAGTACTAACTTCTGTTACAAATGTTCCATTTGGAATATGATTTCCTTCGACTAAATCTCCTACACTAACTCCTATACCAATATTATGCCCATACACTCTGTGACTGTCTACAAGAGCTGCTGGATTAACAGAAGCATGTGGTGCTCCAGTAGCAGGAACAACTTCAAGATAAGGCCAGTTAATAATAGGTAATCTACTAGTAGAAAGACCAACTTTAAAAGACTGACCAGTAGAACCTCCAGTACCCTCAAAATTTTTATCAAGTGCAACCTGTGATGTACCTATACTTTCAACTTTTGCACCACTACCCAATGTTACTCCAGAACCACTACTAGTTAACGTAATGGTATGTCCAACAACAATACTGGACATACTATTAATATTAGTAATAGTATTTCCATTAGCTTCTATATCACCAGTAAAGGTTCCAACATTATCTACTGTTATATCATCAACTTTTATTTTTGATACTGGATTAATAGTAGTACCAGCAGTATCCGCAACTCCTACTTGAGCATATATTTCATTATCAATTGTACCATACTGTGCTGTATGATATATTCCTACTATCTTATAGTCTCTACGACTATATCCTTCTGTTGGTGTATCGGGAAATCCAACTGAGGTAGATCTAGCAGCAGTTGCATCATTAAGAAAAAACTGATCTACATTAACAATAAGAGGATTACCAAATTCATCAGTTAAAATTTCACCATTAGCAATATTATAAAGATTTACCTCATTCTTCGGTATGATGGCAACGGGACGTTTATCGTGGCCAATCTTAACATCTTTTCCTCCATTCATTTATCACTGCTCCTCCCAAGTGAGACTTGCAGATACTGAAGCATGTGCTGTTCCAGCAGAATATTCTGATTGAGTTGAACCACATAGATATAAACTTTCAACTAAATCCGTTAATGGGAATGATAGATATTCCTTATTATAATCGAAATAAGATGATAAATCAAATTCTTCTCCTGATGCAGGAATGTATAGACTTGCAACGATTGTTCCAGTCTTTGGAATCGGTGCTCTATTCTGTGGATTTACCTTGATAGATGATAATTGATCTAAAGTGAATTCAGATGTCGTAGGATCGACTCCAGCACCTTGAGGAGTGCTATGTGATTCATATAAGAACTGACTACCTGACTCTAATACAATATTATCATTAGTAGCATCTAAAGCAGAGAAATAGAAACCACCATCAGTAATTTCTCTAGTTCTATCAAGATCACGATTCTCAAGATATCCTAAAACAGAAATCCTCTTCTTAGATGGATCATTCTCATAATACCCTCTAAAGTATCCATAGACTCCCTTAATAGGATCATCCGATCTAATATACTCAGCAAGAGATGCTGTTGATGTATTAGAAGAACTTGTTATATTAACAGTAAATCCACTTGCAGTTACGTTAGCAATAGTTAAAGGTCTACTATAATTTCCATCACCTGAAATAGTTCCAGAGAATGTACTACCATCACAACCCTTACCATCAAAACATGGGTCAATTGTACGAGGATATCTCTTGATACTAACACCATTAGGACTTGCAGCAGTAGCATCTAATTTACATGTCAATGCAATAGATTCTTTCTTCAATCTAATGGTTCCAGCACCTATATTATGAGCTGAACCAAATGTAAATGTTAACTGACCATTGGATGAGTTATATGTTACGTTACTAACATCAGGTGTATCTCCTTGAGAAGCACTACCACTAGCAGTTTCAACATAAACCATATCAGTCAGACTAGATTCAGCAAGAACAGTAGTATGTGCTCCAGTATAACTTACCTGAGTAATACTAATCTTTGTTGGTTTTCCTCTCTTACCAATGTTCCAATGGTTTGTATGAGTTCCTGTTGTTGCATCAGGATTATTAACCAATGAAGGAGGAGTAGATGATGTTACTTTAGCCTCTGTTTGGAACTTGGGAGACTTAAGAAGATCAAGTTTGATCATTGCAGTCGAACCAGTCGAAAGTCTGGTTGGATATACCTGAGTTCTATTTCTTACACTCTTACCTGTACTACTTTGAATAAAGTCTCTACACTTAAGACCAATAACAGGAGTAGGACGATTAACAATAATATCAACATTCGCAACAACAGAACCAGCAGTACTAATTGGAGTGTTTATATGTAATTTCTTATTTGCAATATCAACATAAGTAACTTCAATATTCTGATCCATTACATTACCAGTGATAACCTTTGCACCAACATAGAATGAAGTTGAAAGTCCAGTTGCAGATCCAACTTCAATATAAGGATCAGCAACAGAGGAAACAGAATTAGTTAAGTTAACTTTACCAGTATCACTTCCTAAGTTGGTACTAGTTTCAAAGTTCCTCTTTGAACCAAATACTTCTATATCAGTTGGTGTTCCGTAACTGAATAGTTTAACAGTACCACGGTCACCACCATCAATGTAGTATGAAGCACCATACTTGATAATATGCTCTGAACTAGAACCATATCCAAATGCAGTTGGTGTTCTCTTTGTATCTGCATAACCAAATTTATTTGAATTACCTCCACCATAAATCATGTATGTAATTGGAAGAGTAGCATTACCCAGTGAAGATGCCTTTAACTGGTTAGATGCTCTCAAATGGTGTACACGTATCCAACGTGCTTCTCCACTGCTTACAGGGACATACGCAAGGAATAGAGCACCAACAGCACCATACCATGAGAATTCGATCTTGTACATGGTAACCTTGTCGAATTCAAGGTTCCATAAACTGGTATCTTCCTTCTCCTCACCAGTTGCTTCATCAATAACAGTTGAACCTGCTCTCTTATCAGCAGAAACATCACTATAAAGTAATTCAGCAGTTGATCCGTCTAATCTATCACCACTAAATCTTGAACGTGGTACACGATACTCATAAACATTCCAATATTCTTTCTTAACATTCTGATTGACCCAATCCCTGTAGAAAGTATTAAGTGCATTAATTTGTGCTTCAATTGTTCCAGTGGATCCAACAGGTAAACTTGTATCAACATAACCTTCCTGTGTTCCATCCGAAGATTCATACATGTATGGGAACATACCAGATGGTTTAACGGTACTATACATATTGGTACTGTTTCCTAACACATCATTAGCAGTTGGTTGTATGAATGGAACGGGAGTAACCAATACATGTCCCGTTGCCATTGAAGCAGCATTTACATCTGATACAGTAAGAGCATTTTCACCAGAACCAGTATCCAATGTCCTCAACATTACTGAAGTAATACCAGTTGGATAATCATAAGTAACTGCAGAAACTTTATAGATGTTATCATCAGCCAATCCAGTAAGAGGATTATCATTACTCTTCTTAGAGTAACTTACATACTGGTTAGTAGAAAGTCCAATAGCATGACCACCAGAATAATAGAAAGTAGGAACAGTTGAAACACCAACATTAACAATGAATGAAGTTGTTGTACCTACAGTCTGAACATTATATCCATATGTTCTGTTTGCATATGTTTTAACACCACCTGCTTTAGGATTAGCATCACCAGTATTAGTATAACTGTATTGGCAAGTCATACCAATACCGCCCAAGGTTAAGTACTTACCTTCACCAAACCCATGAGTACCATGAGTATATACTGTCATCAATCCACTATCAATGTCATAATTAGTACTATGAACACTTACACCAAGACCAACACTAGAATAAAGTACATTATCAAGAGTTGATGTAATACTTACTTCTACTTTCTCTTGTAAAAGTGAGGTATCATAACAACCAGCATGAGTAAGCATTAAGTTGTCTCTGTAAATGCAGAGATCTCCAAGTTTTACGTTTTCATATCCTGCAGGAGTTGAATCGAATCCGCTTGGATATGTACCACCTGTTGCATTAGGTTGACCTTCCCTATCATCAGGAGTTTCGTTTCCTCTTGGTGCTAATAAATCTAATGGATTAGTTGCTCCATAGTCTGCTGTTTGTCCAGGAGTTTTAGTATTTGAAAAATCAACTGGATTATTGAATAAAACTGATTGTGTTCTTCTTACTACACTGAAATTATCTCCTTGCCCATTATTTCTTGTTTCCCAATAATATCCATCATAGTTATCGAATATACCATACTTACGAACACATGGATTTTTAATTGCAGATCCAATATCTGAAGTATCTACAACGTTACTATCAGTAGATTGAACATTCTGTATAGTAGTTTTAACACCAAATGTAGCAGCAGAAACACGACCAGGCTGATACCTGAAAAAACGTTTTGAAGTTAGGACAGCATGTTCATCGGAAGGTGCTTCTAAAAGCGCACCAGACTCTTCAGGAACGTGAGTCAGACCCCATCCCATATCTTGAGTAATACCAGCATACTTACCAGTAGAAGTATCAACTGTTGCAAACTGTTCAGGTTCTGCGGTCCATTCTGAAGGGTTAACATCATAAGTGTTAACGTCTGCAAAGATACCAAGAGCAACTTCAGATCTTGGTATACCTAGAAGTGATAGTGCAACTTCAGATGCAACTTTATTTTGTTCCGCAACTGGTATAGTTGACTGGTCACTAGCAATAACAACAGGAATGGATTTCTCCGCTTTCTGTTGACCAGGAGGAACTGGAGCAGTTCTACCTACGACTGTGACAGCCGCATTATTATTAACATTAGTGTTGTCTGCCATGTTTACTCGACTCCGACTCTTCCTTTGGCGATGGTGAATACTTTCCTTATAGATATATATCCCTTCTCTACTCCGTTACTTATAGAAGTATAGGAAGTTGGTGGGTTAGGTGTGGTCAATACTACTCTCTGATCAGTTGGATTTACATCCCATTTTTTCTGAACCGTTAGTTCTGTGGAACTTATGTTTGGACTCATTTGATGTCCTGGTAATTTAACGATGTCTCCTGTGCAAATTCCACTAATCTGTCCAGGAGTAGTTAAGGTAACAATATACTGAGTACAACCAGTACCAACTGCAGGTTCTATATCATTATTTGCCCAGAATCCAGTCTTAATACCAACGTAAGTTCCGAATCCTGATGGTTGATCTAAGAAACCAGTACCAACAATCTCATATCCTAAAGCAGAAGATCCAGATCCAGCAAGAGCATATGTTCCTGCATTGACTCCACGAAGTACACCCTCTGTTCTTGGTGGCATATGAAGTTGGATATAACCATTATCTCTACCTGTTCCATCTGCTTCAGTATCTTGAGTTAAGATATCGAAGTCGAGGAATTTTTCTCCAAGAGTTGTTGTAGTAGTTGTACTATACAATCCAATCATTGTACCGATTCCAGCAACGATTGAAACTTTAGGGTCACTAATATTTTTGGGTTCTCCATCCTCAAGATACAATAGTTTTGGTCCTTCAAAATTCTTACCAACTTCAATAGTGACATTGATTGAATCCCAATCACTATCATAGATATCTGGAGATGGAATCCATTCATCAGATGGTCCAAGAATAATATTATTCTGTGTAGTAATCTTACCAGTTGCATAAGCCTCTAGACCACTACCACAATTTCTAATAATGTTACCACCAGTAGAAACAACAGTAGTTACTGAAAGATCAACTGGACCAGGATAATTCTCAAAGAGGTTATCATTAACTCTAATAACACTAGAATTCTGAGCATCTAATGGTTGGAATGGGAATCTATCTGTTTGACCACCATCAACAAAAGTAGAATTTTCTACTGAAACTCTATTGGAATCTCTAAGGAATAATCCACTAGCTGGAGTATTTCTAATTTCAATATCTTTGAATAGTGCTGAGTCAATATGTCTCATATAAACAAGATAATTATCTACATCTTGTACAAATGTAAGGTTATTACTACCGTTACCATCAATCGTTAAATTGGATATTGTAACATCCTTAGCAATTGTAGAACCAATACCAATAAAGGTTCCATCAAAAGGTAATGTCGTTCCACCAGAACTACCTAGATCAGTCTGATCAGTTGCATAATACTGTTGCTTTAAGAATGTATTTTTACCTTCACCAGTAAGAGTAAAGTTTGTAGGAATCACAATCTGATTTGATAAGTATGTTCCACTAGGAAGATCTAGATAATTACCACCTGATGCAACAGTATCAGCAATTGCTTCAGCAAGTGCTTTAGTATTCTCATGAACCACTTTAACAACTGCAGTAGTTCCAAATCCAACTGGTTCATCATTAAGTAGATAATTACCACTTACAGTAATAGAATTAGATCCTATTGCAGTAACTGAATCAATATCCCATCCCCTTCTTTGTCCTTCTGTACCAATACATGGGAAGTGAATTTGATTAGTTGCAACAGTACTGGTATGGAATCCAATAAATTCATTAACAGTTCCTTTAGCAGACCATTCTGTTTGCTCATAAACTCCATAATCTTTCCATGTAATATTAGCAGTATCAGAACCCAATTCCTTTTGTCCCAAAACAGCAATCAATTTTGCTTGGCCACGATCTGCATTTACTTCAGTTCCTGAACCAGTGTAGTTTTGACGATAGATTAAAAGACCATGATTAGCATCCGTTCTACTTAGACTTAGAACATTATGTTCTAAATCATTGAAATTATCCAAAGTGGTGTTAGCAATTCCTGGTCTTGCACCAGTTCCTACATAAGTTCCTGTTGGAGAAATCTGAGAAGAAATACCAACCTTACCATTTCTCATATGATACTGTGTTTTCCAGTAATAATATGTCATTGTGGTATCAGCACCAGTTGTCGGAACTGATGCAATATTAACAGTACTTCCAAGTACAGGATCATCAACAGTTACGGTATCAGATGATTTGGTAACACCAAACATCTTAACTCTTTCACCAATATTAAATTTAGCAGTTGATATACCACTGATTACTAATTTACTATCAACAATTGCTCCCATACCTGAATAAACAGAACCGTCATTACTAATATTATAACTTCTTAATCTATATGCATCTAATTCATGTGGGTCAACTAGTTCATAACCTGTTCCAGCATTGTTAACTTTAAGAACTTTATTTCTACCGAAAGTAACTTCTTCATCAACACCTATAGGCAAATCACTTAACTTAAAGTTCTCATAAACGTTAGCACGAATTGATCCATTAACATCCAACTCGTATGCAGGTGATGCATTCTTAATACCAACAAACTGACTTGCTTTGTTAATAACAAATGAAGGATTTGCTTCTGGACCAACTACAAAGTATGGATTATTAAGTGCAGTTCCTTTAATTGCTATCTTAAGTGCTTCAATACCTTCTAATGAAGTAGATGTCAACTTATTAGTGAAGTTAACAGGACCACTGAACTCAGATGGCAAGTTACGATTAGGACCACCACCAACACGTAATGTATTTCTTATATAAACATCATCAAATGTTGCTGTTGCTGAATCATCTGTAAGTTCTCCAAGGAAATTCTCTCTTGCAGTTGCTCTTTCTCCAGTGAAGAAATCTCCACGATCATTCATACCAGAGTAGAATACAACACCACCATTCTCTTCCTTGGAATTAGATAGTATTTCTTCTTCAGCAGTTAATGCTCTTGTTTGTTTAACTGGTAGTGCAGTTGAGTAGTTCCCTGGCCCATAACCAACATACTCAAATGTATGACCAGAAGCACGGACACTAGAGAATCTATGAGTCTCTGATGGAACTACTTTAATATTCCTAACAACTGATCCATCATCATGAGCAACAGACTTGGTTCCCAATACACCTCGAATAACAGTTACATCATTACCATTCGCAAGAGACTTACTCTTAATTCTCATTACTTCATTATCAACCTGTAAGAAATCACCAGTACTCATTCCAACATAACTGCTTAGTGTTAAAGTAGTATTAGTATTAGCAGTATTAATACCAGCAGTCATTGTAGTACTAATACCTGCAGTTAGAGGTATTAAATTCTCAGAAATATTTTCCATTTCTAGTGAATCACTTTGTCCATATGATTCAAGACCTAATTTATAAACTTCTGCACCAGTTTCTCCAGTTGTAGGAATACCGATGGTAGAATTAAATGTAAATTTAGTTAGTCCAACCTTTTCCTTAACAATAAAACTATATCCATTATAAACGGTTGCTGCAGTTCCCACAAGACCAGCAATCTGAATCCTATTACCTACAGATAAACCGTGAGCCTTATTAGTCGTAACGGTAACAATACCAGAAACTGAAGTATTGGCAACACCAACTATTTCTGAGAATCCAACTGCTTCATCAGTAACAAAGAAAATACCAGTTGTTACACCTACAGGTCCAGTGTAGATACCAACATTAGATCCTATAGTTTGTCCTACTGAAACATTTGTATAAGTAACTGACTTAGCACTTGGTATATCTGTTATCTTATACGCACCATCATATCCATTATTACGATCATCGAGAGTACCAACACCTATAACTTGAACAACATCACCAATATTATTACTAATACCTGTTACTTCAACAATAGCATTTGTTGTAACACCACCAGTCAAACTAGGTACAGAAACAACCATTGTATTACCAATACCATATGCAGAACCACCGTCTACAATCTGAACCGCAGTAATTGCTCCAGCAGTACTTACTACAACATTTGCAGTTGCTGAATCACCAACAATATTAGTACCAACTAAATTTGCATTATAGTATTCAGTTGCAACACCAGCTGAAGGTGAATATCCAACACCTTGTGTAGTGATTGACACATTGGTAACACTGTTTAAACTATGATTAGTATCAGAGAATACAGTTGTTATACCAGAATGCTTACTCTCTGCAAAAGTAACTGCATATCCAACTCTATTATCCCTTAGATAATTAATTGCTGTTTCTTTTGTAATACTATTCAAAGGATCATTTACAATAACCTTACCAATAAGACTGTTAGAAGCAGCAGTTACTGATTGTTGAGGATCATTAGTCGCATTATCCTTATCAACTGTAGGATAAAGTTGAGTAATATTTTGCTTAAATTTAAGATTAGAATACTCAGATACTGTTGGTCTAACATTACCAAGTAAGCAAGTTAGATAATAGATTCCATCCTGACTACCAGAAACATAATCTTGAAGTGTTTCTACTTCCTGAATAGTATATGTTGTATCATATTCATTTCTTTCAAATGCTGGTAAAGATGCTCCCTGACCACCAGTAATACGTAAATTACGAAGAGTATTATCAAATGTTCCACCAAGATTTGAACTTATATAACTAAAACCTCTTGTTGAGGTTACTTTTGTTACTGAATAATATCCATTATAACCTTCATCATGTAATCCAGTTGTATTAGTAGTACTCTTTACATTCTTAATGCGTACTTTATCTCCAATACTAAGTCCATGTGGAGTTTCAGAAACCACATTAGCCTGATAAGCATTAGCACTATCAGTAGTGATACCTGAAATAATTCTTGGGTTACGATTAGAAATTACATTCTGAATTGTAGATTCCTCTCCAACAGTTTTTGATTCTTGAAGAATATAATTCTTTTCTGGTTTCTTAGCAATAGTACTAGTATAACTGCTAGGAATAACATAACGTAATTTGTAAATACGATCAGATAAAGCACGAGTCTCTGGTACTCTTCTTACATATAATGAGGAGTTATTTGCTGCAATATCTGTAGAAAATCCAACAATTCCTTCATAGATTGAATTAGTATTTGTTGTATCTGTACCAGTAATATACCAATTAGATTTGCCAGTATCCCATTGAATTGGATGACCGAACTCACCAGGCAACTTATCAGTTACTCTACTTACTAGACTTACAACACCACCTTTCTGATTACTAATGGTAACCACAGGTGTTCCAGCAAGAGCATTATTGAATGTAGTTGCTAATTTAATGGTGCTTGTACCAGTACTAACAACATAATATAAACTTCCATTCTCTAAACCATCTGGAACTCTACCATCATCACTATAAACCCTTACTGATTCTCCACTAAAGAAGTTATGAGTACCAACTAATGTTAATTCATTAGATGTAATATCATTAGTTTGTGTTGCTGTTCTTGCAACATTGAATCTCTTCTCCGAACTTGGACCTTCACCAGAAGGTGCTGTCATTACGATAGGACTTTCATAGGTGACGTTTGCACCACCAGCAAGAGTATCAATATAAACCTTTTCATCTTTCTTAGAACCGACTCTAAATCCATTAGTAATATTATTTGGTGGATTATCTTTATCTGTTGCACCATCAATATACAATTTAGATGTTCCTCCAGCACCAATATTTTCTGCCATCAATGAAGGATCCAAAAGTCTCCAAATGACATTAATTTCCGTATTCTGTATGTCTTTTGGGGGAACAATATGAGTAATGTAACCTGTATCATCACGATCAAATGAATTCTTTCTAAATCCATGAGAAATTAAAGCTTTAGCACCAAAGTTTGAGTTAGAGTTTGTAATAGACTGCTCACCACCAGACTCTGATACAAAATGATTAGCAAATCCAATAGCAAATGTTGAAACTGCCTGAATTACAGCATCATTAGTTGCTTTAATATGGTAGTTCTTATACCTAGTTCTATAAATTGCATCCTGATTTATATAAAGTGGTTTCTTGACACCAGAACCAACAGTGGCACTTGTATCATAGTCACCAGTTGTCTTATTATAAATTACAAATGCATTATCATCTTTCTGTAGACCAATACCAGTAAACTGGGCAACAACCATAGATTTAAATCCAGTTGCTTTCGATCCATCACAATGCATTCCACACATACCATAGACAGATCTCAATGAACAGTTAAAGATATATGGTGATGCACCTGTAACATTATCAGCTTCTATAACAACTTTGGAAGTAGAGGTAGGATTAATTACATCATCATTTGCATCATCAAGTAAAACATAACTGAATTGTCTCTCACTACTAATTCCAGATACTCTATAACTTCCTTCATAAAGAGTAGAACTAATACCAGCAATACGAACAGGATCATCAACTGTCAAACCATGTGCATTTATTGTAGTAACAGTTGCAACTGTTCCACTAGATGTCAATGATTGAATACTATTATCATCAGATCTAAGATCACCAACAATTTTAAATTCAGAAGTATTTGGTTCAAAATCTTTGAACGTTGGGAAATTAGGTATAGTTCTATTACCAGTATTTGCACCATAAGCATTCATCAACTTATAGTAATACTGTTGAAGATCACTAGTTCCAGTTAAATCTTCTTTGTTTAATCCATCCGCATACTCAAATGCAGTTAATTTATGATGAGATATTGCAGGATTTCTCTTCTCATTAAAGTTCTTACTGTAATATACTGCTTGATTTGCATCAAAAATACTGAATTGCCAGAAATAACAACCACCAGTTACACGAAATATTGCTGATCTTGCTACATTACTATCATCTACATCAGGATTTGGAACATAAAGTGGTCTTACCTTTGTCTTTCTTAAATCAAAACCAACAATCGATGTACCTTTAGGTACAATAACTCCACCATGTACTGAGTTAAACTTAGCAAGAATATTATCAGAGTTATTTAAATCAAAAATTGTTGAATTACTTAAATCTAAATATGTTGCACTCGTGCTTTCTACTGACCCTGTGACATCATAATACTTTACTCCACTATCTTCTGCAATGGAAAGTCCTGGTCTATTATCAATGATATGCTCACCAGGATATAGTAAGATAGTCGTCCTATCGAACCTATCATTATTTTGACCTGACTGATAAGCAAATCTTGCAGCCTCTAACAATGCCCTTTGGATTGTTTTAAAAGGTCTGGTTAACGAATTACCTTTATTATCAAAACTATCTGTCGCATCCAAGTCAGATGGATTAACATAAAGAATATTTCCATCCGTATTAATCAGAAAGTTTTCTAACCTAGAAAGAGGCATTGTATTAGCACACTAATTTTTCTTCTGATTTATTTATCAAAGTTAATCGAAAAGGGTATTTCACCAAAAAATACCCTGAGTTTTTTTTGCCCGATTTTTGGAATAAAAAGTCGATTTTGGTTTCAGTAAATCATATTAAATTCTATTTAGTTTCTGGAATATCCTTTATCCTAAATCCAAAACTATATCTATCACATTCACTACCCACACAATGCCAGAAATAATCTGGGGGTTTAGGTATATCAAATTCACGAATAGTAATTCCTTTATCATCATAATCAGTAATCACTTCTCCATTCTTAAGATATCTAAAGAATGATTTCTTATCTTCAGATGCATATGTAATATACATTCTTCTACATGGTCTCTTACAATTTGTATGCCAACCCATGTAACCTTTATCTGGATAATGAAAATGCCCACTGGTTTTTATCTTCTTATCAGGATACAGTTCCCGAATCAAAGGAACTAAATTATCTCTAACCAATACCTTATCAAATTTAAAAAAACATTGGTTCGCACTAACATTAAGTGGATTCTGAATCCCATCAAGATACTCTTTGGATAAATTATACTGCCAATCACGACCACTTTTATTAGAACACTTGTAATCACCCTTTATTGTTGGAATAATGTCTCCAACAATATTAAGAATCCGATCATTTATATCATTACTAAAGTGGTTTCTAATCATTAAGATTCTAAGGCTGCTATCCTCGCTTCAAGTGCATCATTCTTTGCAGATAGTTCCTGAACTGCTGCAGTTAATAATGAAATCAATTTAGAATTATCCAATTGTTGAAGATCTGCAACCTCCTTCGTTGGAAGTGCAGCAATTCTAGCACCATCAGTCGCATTTCCATCATCACTCTCATCCCCATCCTTAACAGTTTTAACAGCATCCTTATCACCAGTCACAGCATATGGTACGATTGCTTGGACTTCATGAG